GCAATTTCTTCAGTGGGTAATATCTCGGATTGCGGCAGCCCCGCAACTCCCGGTCCCATCCTATGAATTCAAGCTCGTAGGGAAGCTGGCGAAGCATGTGCTCCATGTCGCCAACGGCAAGGTAGACATACCAACCCTGCCCCTCGACATCCTTGGCGCAGACGCAGAAGTCTGGGCGAATGTGGACGTAGCAGCCCATCTCGCCCCACTTGCGAACATCATTCCAGAATGCCTCTGGAGACGGCCACATTGCGATGGACTGCTCAATGGCGCTCACGCAAGGTAGTCAAAGCTGTCCATAATCGGACTGCCCTTGTAGTTAGTTTTGTTTCTCGTATCAGGCTCCGGCCCAGCAGCCAAAGCAAAGTAGCCGAAGGCGTCAGCCCCGTTACTCGCCCAGTCGTGCTTTGGAACGTTCATGTAGGTGTCATCCTTATCGTTCCACTTCTTGGTATAGCTGCGCAATGCCTCAATGCCAGGACCGCACTTGGTCGCATCAAAGCGGCAGACCGGGATCAGGTTGCGCGCAGCATCAATGCGCTCACGCACTGAGAGGAACGGAATAGGCGTAAACCTGATGCCCATCTTGGCAGCAGTGACAATGCGCGCCTCGGCAGAGGTGATCTCACGCTTCTCAATGTCGTGCGGCGCATAGTGCGCCTCGTAGGTGTAGGGCCGCTCACGCACCAACTTGATGTAGTAGTTCAACGGTTGGTCGCGCTCCTCAATGTAGTCAATAACATGGATTGCCCCCTGCGCCCGCTGAAAAAACCAAATGGCAGTCGCATCATTCGCGCCCAAGTCCCATGAGGTGTAGACCGGCAGTTGCGGCATCCATGGAACATCCGTCACGCGCCCTTGATCCGAAGCCTCCATCATCTGACGACCATAGTATGCCCCGCTCACAGGAGCCTCGGTATCGCAGTAGAACTCGGATCGGATGCGCTCCTCTTCCATGCCATCCATCTTGGCCTGCTCAATGAAGGAATCTGGCACCACCGGATTGCCCGCCTCATCGCGTGTGCCCTGATCTCCGGCAATCAATGTCTCGCGGAACCAATTGTCGTTGTCCTTCGCCATCTCATGCATGTCGTAGGCGTGATTCTTGCCGCGAGGCGTGGTGATGAACAAAGCCCAGCCGCCATTCTCCGCAAGGATAGGCGACAAATACTCCCATGTTTTCTTGGGGATCAAAGCCCACTCAGAGAAAACAATCCCAACGGGATTGCCGCCGACCAGTGAGTCGGAGTCCGCACCAAGCACCTGATACATCGAACCATTCTTGAAGACGTAGGTCATCTCCTGGTCGTTGTACTTCTCTTGAAGGACCGGCTTCTTGGTCTTCGGATCTCGCGGCCCGCCAAGGTAGCTGAGAAATGGGCGCCCCTGCTCCTTCACTTCATGCGTCACAGGGTCTATGATGCCGCCAGTTCGCCCATTCCACGCAATACGCTTGCCCTGCTTGTTCTGCGGAAAGATATGCCAGTAAGCTCCAACCCGCTTGTGCGCCATCACTGAAATTAGGTTCATGGCGAACAAATCCTTACCAGCGCGGCGATGCCAGAAGATTGAGGCGCGCTTGCCCGTCCCAGGCGACATGAAGTAGTTCCAGAGGGGCTTCTGATACTCTCGCGGAGCCCACTGATATGGCAGGGAAAATTCAGGCATGACAGTCAGGAGCTTGGAACATCACGGTAGATGGAGAATTCAAAGTAGTCCCTGATGTATGGCCCTCCCAAATCCAAGACAATTGGGCACCTTTCTTTTGACTCATTGAAATACCAATCACCCTTCCTGATTTCTTCTCCCTCAGACAGCTCGTGATAGCCGCAGGGTTCGTCGCAGTCACACTCCTCACACTCGATCAGTTCGCCAATCATGCCCTCAAGCCGGGACAAAGAGTCCGCAATTCGCTCAACTGCCTTAACAAGCTTTTCTTCAACCTTCTTCATTTTACCTCCCCATCGTTGATGTTCACCGTAATGCCAGTATCCTCCTTCTTGCTCACATCCTGCGCCTTCGGCTTCGGAACCAGATATTCCATCAGCTTCATGTTCGCATCGAGCCTCTTGGAAGGCGAGATGCCCTGAGTACCGCCCTTTGCCTTGTTCTTCAGGGCGTTGATGACCTCCAGGATCGGGTTATACTGCGTAGCCCTACAAAGCTCCTTGAACACCTCGGCAGCAGCCCCATCAACCTCAAGCTCGTTGAGCATGTCAGTCGCGGCCTCGTTCTGAACCCGCTGCTTATCAGCCCCAGTCCCAGCAGCCTGATTGGCCTTCGCCAAGCGATACAACCTCTCAGCATTCTTCCCCTTGCCCTTGCGGTGCCGGTAGGACACCACAGGCTTGCCGCCCGTGTTCCAAATCACTGCAGCGTGCCAGTTGTTGTGACAACTCACATGACGCCCAGCATGACCAGCGGGCATGTCGCACGCCACGCCATTAGTTGACTTCTCGCCGCACGCACGATCAGCCCCGTGCTCGCAAAAGAAGCATTGATAGTCTTCCTGTTCTTCACTCATATCACTCAGCCATTGCATTAGTCAGTTTAACCCGCAGCCGACTCACCTGAGAGTGAGGAGGCTGGGCGTCAGCCTGGGCAGTCAGCCAATCACGGATGGAACGAGCCTCCGGCCCGTCCATCTCGATAATTACCCTCTCAGTTTTCTCAGACTTAACCTTCATCACTACTCTCCTCCTGCTGCGAAAAGAACTCCTTCACAAAGTTAGCGACATGGGACACAGACTCAAATGCCCATATCCTCATCGGATCATACGCAGTCACAATCCAACCGTTCTCGCAGGGGTGTATTTCAATGTGGGAACTCTTCATCTTGTTCATGGGTGACACGTATCTAACAACAAACCGTCATATCTGTCAAGCAGGGCTTTTACAGCTACAATACAAGGGGAGGTATCACCAGCCTCAAGGACATGAAAAACGCCTCAGAACGCAGATACGGGGCAAACAGAGTAAGATCTGTGATGGAGCGAGAGAAGGGATTGAGAGGTGTTTTAAAAAGGGGGGCACACACATTCTGTTTGCGTAAGGAGGTAAGCGCGCGCGTGGATCACCCCCCCGACCGGGGTGTCCACCTGGTCCCGCAATGCAGAGTAAGAACGGCGGCCTGCCCAATACAGGCTGAAAACAGGCCCGAGCCTATGCTATGCGGCAGCCCGCATGCGTAAACCGTTGTAGCTTCAACGTCCTTCGCACAATATTAATTAGGTTCAAAGGATGGCGTGTAAAACATTGTTAGATGCGACTAACTTTGGACGGGCGGAGGGGGCGGGGAGGGGAAGGCGGAGGCGTGACTAATCAGACACGTAGCCTAATCATTACCATTCTACTTATGTTGCTCGCCATTGATCCCTTTTCGCCACCCATCCCCGCCCTTTCCGCCTGCCCTTAATTGCCGGATAGGTTGCGCTCCAGTCTATGATGCCCATTCCCGGCCCTGGCGGGCGTTATCCCGCGCCCTGGCATTCCACGGGGCACAATACGCCGGGATGTGCGTGCTAGGCTTTAGGCGGCGTTTTAGGCGGCGTTTGGCCAGGCGGCAAATTGTGCAAAAAAAAATCTGGACATCATTAATAACAAACTGTTAAGGGTCATCGCAATGAAAGACACCAACGACAACAACCGGGCGGCCATCGATGTCGCGCTCACTCCTACTCTCAAATCCATAAAGGCATCGATCAAGGAAAGTTACTCCGCAGCAATCGCTCGAATCTTCGAGAAGATCGACGAGGCCGGAGGCGATCTCAAGAAGGCCTTCCCCGTCAATCCTAACGGATGGAACTACAAGCAGCAAAAGGCCGAGAAGGCCTTCGCTCGCCAATGGGTTAAGATCACGCAACACGCCTATGGGATGCACGATCCCGTTCTCTGCGAGAAGCTCCCGATTACGATTGTCGAGGCCAAGATCGAGGAGATCGCCGAGACGGAGTCTCACGCGACACTCGCGGCCTACGTCTTCAAACTGACTGCGAAGGTCGCTCAACATTTCGAGGGCGAGGAGATCGAGGCCGTTACCTACTCCGGCGAGCGCGATCCTTGGAACACGTCGATTCTCGCGGTCGATTTCAAGAGCGGCGGCAAGGGCGAGCTTTCGACGAAGATGATCATCAATTGCTCGGGCCTCGGGAAGCTCTTCAATCAGTTTCCAACTCGCAAAATCTCGTGACTCAACCGGGGGAGGCTTTCCTTCCCCATAACCTGAAAAGAACCAGACAATGACACAAAAACAGAAAAAACAGTTGGCTCGCCAGTTCAGTTTCGACGATTGGTGTTGGCTTTCTCAAAAAATAGCATTTCTCGATGCGCTTGAGAATCTCTCACAGGGCGAGGCTGCCGAAGTTGCGATCAACCTTCTCAACGAAAAAGAGGCGCAATGAATGACCTATTAAACTACATCCGGCAACACGGCATGGTTTGCGCTGAGCATCATGGGCGCATCCTTGCCTGGTGTGCATACTCCCACGAATACCGCCTGGAATCCATCCAGCCTACGTTGCGCGATGTTCTCAACTGGCTTGGCTATTAACAAAAACCCGCCGGGGATTGCCCGGCACAATGAAGAGAAACGAAATGAAAACACAAACAAAGCTAAACCGGCAAATAAGTCCCACCGATTGCACATCTCTTGAATCGGCGTTTTTTCGTACGTGGGAGGGTGGGATAAAGCATTCGATTGACGTATGGGAAGATGGCTTTGGCCCTCTTTGGCTCATGCGCGACAGTATGGGTATCGTCGGCATCATTCGCGCTCAAACATGGGAAGACGCCTATGCATGCGCAATTGACGAATTGTTGCCGGACGGTGAAATGCCGCCGGAAGAGTTTGCGACGGAGCATGAGCGAGCTTGTTGGGAAGAGGCAAATTCCTGGCGTGGGAGCGGGGTACCCGCGAACAATCGATGCCATTTGCCTGTCGCGGCACACGATATTAACGGGGAAGCTTTGGAAGCTTTGACACCTGCGCTCATGCGTGAATTGGGCATTCGCATTCAGCTCAAACGTTTTTGAACCGGCACAGACAAAAAAATACACGAACACTAAAATGAAAGAGAACGAAATGAAAAACCAATGGATTTGTGAGAAGCTTGCAAAACTTGAAATTGTGCATTGTTGCTCGCGAATGGTTCATGAATTGAATCTGGGAGATACATTCCCGCAGGAATGGCTCCAGGATCTATATTTCCCGCCGCCGCCGGACATTGATGAATGCGAATTGATCGACGACGGAACTCTGGACACAGTTGTCCGGTTGAGAGGGGAAGAATTCCGGTATTCGCAAGAAACACGAGAAGACCACATCGATCACAATGGAGATCTGGATTTGGACGGGATTTTCAGGCAAGCCGTCGAAGACTACGAACCGCCCGAAGTTTTGGAACATTGGATCGTCACGCCCTGGCTTGGCAAACAGCTCAAAGAGCGCGGGGAGGCGGTTGGTGAGCTGTTTGACTTCACCATCTGGGGGCGCACTACGTCCGGACAATCGATTGCCTGGGATGGCGTCATCCGTGAGATTGAGATCGGCACGGGGATTCTCGTTGGCCAGAAAAACGAATGGAGTGTGCAATGAAAATCAAAGAATCAATTTTCGACCTATTTGGCCTTGTTTGTGGCGCAATTCTGATTCTGCTGGTCTGGATTGCGACCGTCTGACTATTAACACAAGCCCCGGCTCAGGCCGGGGCTTTTTTGTGCCTGAGATTGCCTCTGCCGCCTTTTTCTCGCTCGCGGAACATTCCGTAGCGGGGAAAGGTTTGAGAGAGGCTTAAAACGCAAAAAGGAAAACAGAATGAAGGAAATCAATATCACAAAAATAGTTATTGAGGCGGAACACGGAATCTATTCCGGTTCCGTCTCTGAGCTTGGCGACAATGCCGGTCGTTTCACTTGGGACAATTGCCTCCGGGATTTTAACATTTGGTTGGAATTAACTGATGACGAAATATCGGAAGCCAGGGACCATTTCGCTGAATACGGAGCCTGGGATAGAAAAGAAATTGACGCCTGGTCTCGGGAGGAAGTTTCGGCGCTGGTATTTCAGGAGATTAATGCCTGTATCCGTGAGCTTAAGGAATTCATTGATGACGATGGGGAATACGATTTGCCCGCCATTTTTGAAGCTTTTGAGTTAGGCCGCATCTCGGGTCGCGTCTCGTTTACTGAAGATGAAGAACCGGAATGGTTCTTCTACATGGGGCTCTAATCATCACAGCCAGGGCAATCGCCCTAGCTTTTTCTCGCCCTATCACCCGCCAATTCCTGACCAAGGGAGCCATTGATTTGAAACATGAAATCCTTGTTCATGGCTAATCCGGGGTTGGCGATTTGAGATTTGCAACCAAACCAACCAACGAAAAAACAGAAAAACATGAAAAAACAAAACGGCTACATAATACATTCAGATTCTTGGCGCATTGTGATTGCGACCATGTCTTCACAAAATCGTAAAACGGGAAACATGATTCAAACATGGATTCTGAACCGGCGGGAAAATCCCGTTGAATCTCTGGCGATAGGAACGGACGTCAGAGTTTGCGGCGATTGTCCACTGCGTGGAAATCGGGGAAAGGAGCGCGGTTGCTACGTAAATGTGGGTCAGGCCCCGCTTGGAATATGGAAATCATGGGAATCCGGGGGGTACCAGAAAGCTGAATCCGGCGACTATGGCGCCTTGTTTGGGGGGCGTGAAATCCGGTTCGGCGCCTATGGAGATCCCGTTCATATCCCGCTTTCCAAGCTCGCCGCAATGGCGGCGAGCTCTGCCGGATTTACCGGATACACCCACCAATGGCGCAACCCGGTTTTCAAGGGATACCGTCAATATTTAATGGCATCCGTTGAAAACGAGAGGGACGCCAAAAAAGCATGGCGGCGGGGATGGCGCACTTTCAGAATCGCGGAAACGGGAGCTGACGGAGAAATCGAATGCCCCAGCGCACGGGGCGTTGAATGCCGGGATTGTAAATTGTGCGCGGGGAATTCCCGCCCGGCGAAATCCATATTCATTCCCGCTCACGGGGTTGGCGCTAACTTCATTCAAAATTGATCATGCAGAACTACGTAGACAACCGGAAATGGACGCGTTTTCTTGGCAAATTGAACGGAAAGCGAATTCACAAATACGCCGTGCGAATCGATTTCAATGAGCGGGCGGCGTTAGGTTTGGACAATTTCCAGGGCAAAACGCAATGGATTTCCGTGACGAGTGATTGTCCCAAAAAGGCGGCACAATGGGTTTTAGACAAGCTGCCAGGGACACCGTGCGTTGAAGTTACTGTTTACGGCCCACGCGGAGGGGAGGCGGCGCGCCGTTTTCAGGGCTGGGATTCGGCGGTATGGTCGGCGATGGGCCAACGTAGGGATTCATGGCAGCCGGGATTCAAGGGGATTCTAGACTAACGTCAAAACGGCCGGGCTTTCGAGCCCGGCCGTTTTCTGCCATGAAAGCGCCTCTCTCGCGTTTTAAGACTCGCAAGGTGTCAGCATACCAGTAGAAAACCAAAACGCCTTAGAACGCGCCTCCGTTCGTCCGTCCGTCCGTCTCCCTATGGGCGCGGACGGACGGACAGTTTAATCAGACCTGGCCAGACCTAATCCGGGGGTTGCGCTTTGAAGCTTGCAACCAGTCCATGATCCAACTCATGACCTGTACCTTAATCCCCTGCTATGTCGGATACCAGCCGGAAGGGCGTAGCCCGGCAGGCTGGGGTATGTCGCCGGTTTTCATTAATCCTGGGGTTGCGCTTACAGCTTGCTCGCGCCCGCGTTATACTCGGACTAGTACCCGCTGGGATTCAAGCGAATTACAAAGCTCGCTTGGGCTCGCTTCGGGTTTCATTTAACTGCTCATGCGCCAGCCCTCGCCTTCGCTTGCGGGTGTTACGCGCTTTCTGGCCTGCGGCCGACGCGCCCGCGCTTAAGGTTGCTTTGGCTCGGGCTTAAACAGGGGATGAGGGGTACGGGGAGAAGGGTTCTGCGCCTCCCGCTGGTCGGATACTAATTCGGGGGTTGGCAAGTCGTCAAGGACTATTTTGGGGTGATCTGCGATTCTGGCCCAATTTTCGCAATGTTCCTTTTTGACCACCCCTGAAATCTGCTCGGCGGTGTAATCCTGGGGTATGCGGGCGAGTGTCACTTTCTATAACATTTCGTATTGACAGGCGAGTTGCCTGAGCGTAGAAGTTGACCCAATGAACGACTTCCCTTTAACAGTTCTCAGTCAGCTACGCTCTGAGGCGTCTTTTCAATAACTGGAAATGAGAACTGACGAACACCGCCTTCGCAACATCATGCAAACTGTCTATCTCGCCATGGTCGGGGGAGACTGGTTCACCCTTGAGGAGCTTTCAGAGCGGGTTGGCTATCCTGTTGCAAAACTCTCTGTTCTGCTGCGCTGGATGCAAAAGCCTGAGTATGGGGCGCATAACATAATTTCCCGCACCGGGCATGACCAAGATGGTCCTGTTCGGGAATACAAACTCGTAGAAAAACTGTTCTGATGAGAGTCCTGATTGGATGTGAAACAAGCGGAAAGGTGAGAGACGCATTCCTTGCCCGTGGGCATGAGGCTATGTCCTGTGACCTTCTCCCTACTGACGTTCCCGGTCCTCACTACCAAGGGGATGTCTTTGATGTCATCGACTACCCTTGGGACATCGCTATCTTCCACCCTGAATGCACGCATCTCTCAGTCTCTGGGGCACGGCACTTTGAGGCCAAGAAGGCTGACGGTCGGCAGCAGGCCGCCGTCAGCTTCTTCATGCGCCTTGTGCGGCGTTCTGAGCATATCTCAGGGCGTTGCTTTGAAAATCCGGTCAGCATCATGTCCTCGATGTGGCGCAAGCCCACGCAGATCATCCAACCCTAGATGTTTGGGCATGGCGAGACAAAGGCTACCTGTCTGTGGCTGGAGGGACTGTCTCTGCTAAAGCCCACCAACATCGTGGAAGGGCGGGAGGCGAGGATTCACAAGATGCCTCCGAGTGAGGACAGGTGGAAAAAGAGAAGCGAAACCTATACCGGCATAGCAGATGCCATGGCAGATACTTGGGGCTGAAATGAGAGTTCTTGAGCAATGGAGCAGAAACTTGATATGACACCAGAACAGACAACACACATGCTGGAACTCAATGCAGAGTTCTCCAACCTATTCAAAAACAAATACCGGGCTGGACAGGAAGAGCACGGCGGGGACTTGTGGAAAAAAGACCCGCTCCTAATGTGCATCGCCGCCAAGGAGGAGGTTGCGGACCAGTGGGCTTACATCTCGGTCATCGAGGAGACGCTGCGGCGTTGGCACCTGGATCGCATTGAAGCTTTGGCCCTGCTCCGCGGAGTGGACAGGGCTAGTCAAACCCCGGAATGGAGCACAAGAGCAGAAAGGTTATTGAATCGGGCCTCCGGCTACCGGCCCCAAAAAACGAAAACATGAAAACGGCACTCACAATTTTATTCATCACAGCAACGGCTGCGAAAGCAGACCTTCCCGCAGGATTTATCGACGCGCTTCACCGTGTCGAGACAGGTGGTCGCTTGGGCGCGGTCATTGGCGACGGCGGCGCAGCCCGAGGCCCGCTACAAATTCATCGCGCCTACTGGCATGACGCGGTCGAGTATGACCGCTCACTCAGCGGTCGATACGAGGATGTCGCTGACCTACGCTACGCGGCCAAGGTCGTTGACGCCTACATGAGACGTTACGCGAGGCGGGCTTACCGCAACGGCGACTCAGCGACGATGGCAAGGATTCACAACGGCGGGCCGAGCGGTCACCGCAAGGCGGCGACGTTGCGTTACCTAAAAAGGTTCCAGGCGGCGGGAGGTGGACGGTGAATGTCGATCTCACGGGCTACTCTGTAGACGACGACGGGGACATCACCTACGAGACGCCATGCGGTTTCCTGATCGACATCGGTTGCGTTGAGATCCGAAACGGTGACCCCGTCGTCACGCTGAATGTCTCGCGGGATGTCCCCGTGTCCCAACTCCACAAAATCACTCACCTCGCCGCGAATTGGACGGCCCAGCAGCAGGCAAGTTTGAACGACGAAGTGAACGATGGAGAATCTTGAATTGCAAGAACGACGGTTCCCAAGATGCGAGGGCAGTGATTGACGAGGCTATGTCCCATTTTCTCCAATCCATCGATTCTCCCACGCGGGAAAACAAAGAGGACCGCGAAAAATGACTGTCATGGACGTAGCCCTTTTCATATTTTTCCTGTTCTGGTTGCTGGTCATGGTCATCCTCATCATGGAGGATGAGAGTGAATGACTGCGAGGAATGTGCTTACCTCCGCGCTGAGCGGGCCGGGATGTATTTGTCTGACGGGGCTCCGCTTGAAGTTGCTGACCGCGCAGCTCAGCGGGAGCGGTGCAGCAACCACCCTTACACACAGATGGACCTGTTCAACGAACTGGCAGACAGAACGAGAAAGGTTGTGAAATCACCTATCTTTTGCGAACAGACGCGCCGCGAGGGATACCCTTTGGCGGATCATATTCCCACCCCAGAGAGGCCGCAATGTCCATGATGCTCTCCTCTATCTCAGGAATCTGGTTGGCGCGCTTGAGAATGAATGCGAGAGCAAGCTCGCCCTGGTGCGATAGGTTTGCTGTAATCACATTCTCTTTTGCTTTAACCGCGACATGCCCGTGCAACTGTTCTGGCACCACGTCTGCCACATACGCTTTGAGGGCGTCGAGTTGGTTGGGCTTCTTAAGCGGGGCGAGCAGCCGCCACAGGTCATTCGCACTGCATGGCAGCCGGTCGTTGCAGGCCCTGCTAATGTACGCCTGGGTGACACCGGCAGATTCCGCCAGTTGTGCCTGTGATTTTTTTTCCTCTCTCAGGACTCGCTTCAGGGTTTTTGGAAATTCCATGCTTGCAGATTTGGCTAATATGCATGGATTGCAAGCATGGTTTCAAACTTTCTCAAGCATTGAGTGTTGACAGAATGTAATATCTGACTAGAATCCACATCACCAAATGAAGAACACATACATCAAAAAGTTGGCCCGCCTCCAGAACGAGATCCGCAAACGCGGACTTTTGAACATCGCCCGCAACCACCTTATGGATGCGGACGAACTGGAGCGCATTATTTCCGAAGACACTGACCGCTGCAAGGCGAAGGAGGTGCAGGCGTGATCTCAGACTTCGACCGAGAGAACGTTGGCCTGATTTTGAGAGGCTATGGCGACTGGTTTGGAGCGAAGCTCCTGCGCCTTTACGCCAACGCTGACACGCAGAACCGGGACCGCATTGCACAAGGATTCCCCGACTACGCCGAAGCGTACAACACCTGGTTCAACCGGGACGCTGACGCCCATTGGGATGACCGCCCCGTGAACCCCGACCCTGAAACTTACAAAACGCATGAGTGAATCCCATCTCATTTACACCCTGGTTCCGAAGGTTGCCGCAGCAGTCGGCTCCATCGGGAAGAACAGCCGCAATGAACATTTCCGCTTTAACTACCGGAGCATTGACGACGTTTACGCGGCACTGCACAAGGCCCTCATTGAGCATGAGGTGACCGTCACACCCTTCGTCCAGTCTGCTGAATATGACGGCACTGCGTGCCGCCTGATCGTAGACTACGTCCTGTCCGCCACTGATGGTTCCTCCATCACCTCGCGCATTGCCTCCGAGGCGCAGGACAAGGCTGACAAAGCGACTTCCAAAGCCCTTTCGATGGCTTTCAAGTATTGGGCATTCCAACAATTTTGCATCCCAGTAGAGGGATCGGACGACGGGGATGCCGGTGGACTTGTTCCGGGCGGCGCAAGGAAATCGGCTCCCCGTCAGGCGAGGCGGAACGGAGACAGCGACGGTAAGGCTGTTCAGGAGCTTGCCAAGCAGCTTGGCCCGAAGTGGGTGCCGGTCGCTGAAAGCTTTTTTGCGGACAAAGGCAAACTGAAGGCTGGTGAAACATTGTCCACACTGGACCCGGATATGGCTGCGGAGTCTGTGAAGCGGTTTGACGACTTCATCAAGGCCCTTGAGAAACACGCAGAAGAGAAAAGCATCATGCCATCCTAACCTTAAACTTTAACACCAAATGAAGACACAACAAGAATACGACGACACGGGAGTGAGGAATATGTTTTGCGCCATGATCGCGCTTGCATGTCGCGATGCCCGCTCCATGCGCAAGAAAGGCATCATCGGCGCAGACTGGAAGCCAACACACAAGCGCAATTGCGGCAATCGCAAGCTCGCGATTGGCTACTACAAAGAGGCTGCTGTGCAGGAGCTTTGCGAGTTCATGCACGGCGACCTTGATGTCCTGCTCACAGAGGCGGGCTGCGAGTTCACTAGCCGGGATGTGATGGCCGACATAGACGCGGATGTGCGCGGCGAACGGACTAACCTTCACAAGGAATTTGTATGGTTGTTGGAAGGAGAATACCAACATGGATGATGTAATCACAGACTGGGAAGACTGCGATTGGAAGATGAGCACCGGCTACGGTCTCGTCACCTACCTTGAATGGTGTGACCTGGAGATTGATCGGATCAACGATGCGCGCAATCGCATCGGATCTCCGGGTATGGCGCGACTGGAAGTCAGAAACGATCAATGCAGAATCGTCTTGGACAAATGAAAACACTAATCTTTGACATCGAAACCGGCCCTGCCCCCGAAGAGGAGATCCGAAGCATGATGCCCGCCTTTGACCCTGAGTCGGTCAAGATGGGCAATCTCAAAGACCCGGAGAAGCGGGCTGAGAAGCTGAAGGAGGCGAAGGAGAACTACTACACCGACGCCTACGCCAAGGCCGCGATCAATGCGTGGTCGGGGCAGGTGTTGGCAATCGGCTACAAGTTGCTTGGCGAGGACAAGGAATTGCAGATTCTGCACGGCGATGAGGCGGCTATCCTCGACGAATTCGCTGGGATTTGCGCCAGTCAGGCAGTGACTATCGCGATGTCTGAAAGGCCGCGACTTTGCGGCTTCAACATTGAGGGCTTCGACCTGCCGTTCCTCGCCCGCCGCTGCATGAAACACGATGTTACGCTTGGCGATGTATTTCGCCCCGAGCACAATCGCTACTACAACAGCAACGTCATCGACCTGATGAAGATTTGGCAGTGCGGTAACCGCCAAGAGTTCATCTCACTGAACAGGCTCGCCAAGTTTCTTGGCTGTGAGCAGAAGGACAATCTGGTTGACGGTAAGAACTTCTACCGGTTCTACGAAGATCCAGAGACGCAGCATATTGCATTGCAGTATCTGCGCCAGGACGTAATTGTAACTGAACAAGTAGCTGAAAAGCTTTTGCCCTATTAACGGGCAGGGTATCGCGACGGCCAGAGACAACTGGCTTGTTACTTCATTCGCCCGCCCCGTAGTCGCATAAAAGCGGGGCACAATTTCAACCCAACAACAAACAGAAAGAGAACCCATGATCATCAGACAGAAAATTGACGTAACCAAAATCGACAAGAACGCCTTATTCAAGGGGAGTAAAGGAACCTACCTCGACATCACCCTTCTTGAGAACCGGGAAGGTACGGACCAGTATGGAAATGACTTTATGGTCGTGCAGGACATCGGCAAGGAGGCGCGAGAGCGCGGCGAACGAGGCCCCATACTCGGGAATGCAAAGTTTGTGAACCGAGACGGTGTGCAGCAGGGCGGCGGTCAGCAGGGCGGGATGCCGCGAGACAACCGCATCGATGACTCGGATGTCCCCGGATGTCCCTTCTGATCTAAACCCATAGCCTGTGCCCACCCCCGATCATGTTTTTGACATTTTCAAGGATTGGCGGGTGGGCACTGAGCTTCCTGCTCTTGACGGCGTATGCCCTGTTTGTGCTGGTCGTTTGGCTCACATGGTTAATCTGCGACACAGCGTTTACACTCAAATGTGTATTAGTCAGGCCGATACATACAGGCCCTGCGGGTGGCATAGGCGAAAGACAATTCAAGTGAAAGGCAAGAAGCGATGAACAACCTCCCGCCAGGGGTCCGCGACTCCGACTACCAAGACCAAGCTGCCTGCATTTCATGCGGCAGCGAGAGCATCGAATTCCTTGGCGAGGAGGAGTATTGGAACCGGGGGCGAACCGAGCTCGTCATCTGCCTCATGTTTCGCTGCGACAAATGCGAGATCGAATGGAGTGAGCCGATATGAGCGGCAAGAGATCACGGGACAAAGGGGCGCGGGGCGAGCGTGAGTTCGCCGAGTTCCTTACAGATCACGGCTTCCCCGCAGAGCGGGGCTGCCAACACGCGGGAGGCTTTGACTCGCCTGATGTCAAATGCACTTTTTTGCCCCACATTCACCATGAGGTGAAGCGGGTTGAGAGGCTTGACCTATGGGGCTCTCTCGATCAGGCGATCAGGGACGCTGGCAGCATGAAGATGCCGGTTGTCCACCACAGACCAAACAGACGCGAATGGATCAGCATTCTCAGGACCGAGGATCTGCTGACTCTGTTCAAAGTCATAGCAGCACTACAGGAAAAAGAACAATGAGCTACGGAATCGTTGACCGCATCAAGCGGGCTGACACGGTGAGCGAAGTCAAGAACTTGCGCCAAGAACTTGAGGGATACGACTACGCCAGCGACAAGACCCGACGCAGGGCGGAACGCTGGGCCACTGCTCGCATCGCACACCTCAAATCCAAGGGAGGGTGAACCACCCCATAGAAGCAGAGGAGGGCATCCTCGCCTGCTGCTTGATCGATGAGAACAACATCGATGTCGTCGCGCAATCGCTGGAATCTGACGCCTTGTCCGATATTCGCATCGCCGCCCTGTGGCGGCTGATGCTTGAAATGCGGAACGATGGCAAGCCAGTTGACAGCATCACCCTGATCTCCCGTGTCCGCGAGGCGAACCTGGAGCATGAGTGCGGCGGCATTTATTACATCGGTGAGCTTGAGCAGAAGGTGCCCTCGGCGATAAACCTCCCCTATTACATTGATGTGGTTAAGGAGGCGTACGCCCACAGGCACGGCCTTGAGGCCCTCTCTGAGGCGTCTTTGGGGCTATCGGGTGATCTCACGGCAGAACAGGTGTTCGCACGCTTAGAAACGACCACAGAGAGCCTAAAGGAGAAGCACACGCGAGGGCGAAAAAGGACTCGTGTTGACGCCCTCCAGCAGATCATCGAAGAATGCCAGAAGGCGCACGACGGGAAGGTGCCTGCCATCAAGACTCACTTCCGAAATCTTGATGGCGCCCTTGGAGGCGGGCTCTGGCCCGCCGAACTGATAGTCGTTGGGGCAAGGCCATCTATGGGTAAGTCAACACTCGCCAAAGATATTGCCTTGAACATGGGGCTGAACGCAGATCCCGTCACGGTGTTCAGCCTTGAGGATATTGACACAATCTTTTACAGGCGTGCGCTGGCATCTCACGCGAAAGTGCCATTCAACCTTATCAGGAGCGGATTCAAAGACGACAACGGGAAATACCACGATAGAGCGCACGCCAAGGTCTTGTCCTCAATGGAGCGAATAAGAGATTGTTCGCTTGAAGTTGACGATGAGTCTCCCCTGACAATTTCGCAGCTTGTGTCAAAAATGAATGAGCATAAACGCAAGCATGGGACTAAGGCGTTTTTCGTGGACTACCTTCAATACTTATCTCCAGACATATCCAAGGACAAGCGCGACCAAGAGGTGGCTCAAATTTCAAAGGCCCTGAAGTCCGCAGCAAAGCGGCTCAATGTTCCGATTGTTGCCCTGGCCCAACTTAACCGCGACACTGACAACCTGAAGCCTGGGGTTCACCCGATTGAAAAGAACCTTGGAGAGTCAGCCGCGATTGAGCGCGATGCAGACGTTATCCTCATGCTGCACAAAGACCATGACTTCAGTGAAGAAGACACCGAGATATGGAAAATCAACTGCCATGTTCTAAAGCAACGCAACGGCCCGAAGCACGTAAACGTGCCGCTTCTGATGCACAGGAGCACAGTTCACTTTGAAGAGAGAACTCGAAACGATGACTTGGACTGGATCGGGAAGTGACTATTCGTGCCCCAATGTCTGGCGGCGGGATTCTTCTTTTTGAAACTATGAAAATGAAAACAAGACAAACTAAGTGGACCGTCTACCCAGAAGGCGATGAGAACAAACTATACTCAGAGCACGCGACTTACATAGAGATCGTCGATGAAGCGGGGGGCGAATTCGTAGAAGTGACGCAAAGTGGCAAAACAGTTCAAATATCCCCCGAGGAATGGCCCGAAATCTGGAACACAATCGGAACCGCAATCAAACAGATCATCGAAAATGAAGACTAAAACTAAAAAAGCTCGCAGGGACGGCTTTCATGGTTTCTTTCTGGTCATGCGGAAGGACTGACATAGGCTCTGCTCCATGATCCTAATGTGAGTCTCACTCAGGCCCATATCGTAAACGAAGTTGATAACCTCCACAGTTTCGTGGACCAATGCCCGCGCCTGCTGCTGTCTGGTCGCCCTGGAGTTGATCCATATCTCGGGCTCGGGAGAGTCGAAGGCGAAGCCGTAGACACTGTATGCCTCAAGGTTGGCGGCATACACCGGAACCGCGTGCGAGCCCACCTGCACATGACAACGCAGCTTGGCGTCTGTCAGGTTGTGCAATGCGGAACGTTTCACTTTATAGTGTAGTGTGGGACCGGACGAGAAACACCTTTGACGAAGTGCTTCTCAAGCTTTCCGTCATCAAACATTCGCCTGACGCGGCGAGACGCAGCCTCGGGGCTGATGCCCCACTTCTCCGCAAGCTGGCGAATGTTAAAACTGTTTGGGGGACGCTCTTTCAATACATCATAGTGATTGTATTCGTCCAGTAAGTCTATCCAATTGGGTTTCTTTGTTTTCATTTTAGTCTTAGTGGTTTCGTGTAGAGGCACCATTCATCGTTGATGCGCTCTGCAAGGTTGACAGAAAATTCCCCTGTCTTTTCATTCACCTCACCGTAGGCGAAGCCGTTGTTCTGTCGCATGGTTAATGGCTGCCTCGCGTTGTAAGGCATGTCCACCTGACATAGCGCGCCAGATGACCACCCCACCCGACGATCAATGCCAGGAGCGGACCACATATCAACGGAGTGAATGTGTCCATGGAGCGTTGAGCACCCATAGTCCATGCAGGTCAGTTTGCAGGCAGTTTGCCCAGATCGGAAACCGTGAAGGACGCGCAGGTGTCCCATCTTGTAAACCCCTTTCTTCTTGTGATAGGGGCGCATGTCGCATTTAATCTTGCGCATCAGGGCCTCGACCTCCAGTGCTCCCGACATGCAGTAGTCGGCAATCATGGCGTCTCCCTGTGTGCGAGCAGCCATCTCCCATAACCTCTCGTCGTGGTTGCCGCGAAGGAAGACGTGAGGCTTGAATCGGGTCAGGAATTCAAGTCCAGCCTGATAGTCTGCTGTGACAGAGTCTGCCCGCTCCTCCGGGGATGCTCCATTGCGAATGCACCTGAAGTCCCATAAGTCCCCGCCAAGAATCCTGATGTGCGGCTTCCAGTGTTTTTCTGTGAACTCATGGAAGACACGAACCGCTTCACGGTCCTGCATGTCACCATGAACGTCAAAGGCCGCTATCCAGCGTTTACAACTCATGTCGAGTAGAGGAACAGGATTATTACATTTTTTCAATCGCTACTTGCCTGCCCAAAATGCGGAGTCGCCATGGTAGTGGACTGCCAAGTAGTAGGTTTGCGCTCGCCACCCCCGAAGCCAGCGAAGCAGGCGCCTGATGTTTGTGAAGCGCAGCAGCCACCCGCTGTTGGAGTAGGCGTGATCGATCAGCTTCTGAAGGTTCCTGCGGAACCTGTCGTCCGCGATGTCCTTCATCTGCGCTGATATACCGCGCTGATAGTCCCAGTCATGCACGTTGCAAGCCCTGGTGATAGACAATCCCCAGATGGTGTCTGGAACATCGATGCCGTCACGCGCCCCGCAACCGTTGCATGTGGCGTCGATCAAATCCTGTGAGGCGTCCCTGAATGACTGGTCGCATTCAAGGAACGGAGCCCGCTTTGTGTATGCGTCAGCCATTGCACTTGGATGCCACTTCCACGCGCAGGTTGTTAATCTGCGCGTCCTGGGCATGGTCTTGGTCGTAGAGCACTTTGATGTGCTCGTCCTGCCGCCGCATGAAATCGGTAATGGCAGCGTTGAGACTGTTCACTGTCTGCTCAACCCTCACGGCTGAAACGGCATCTGCCTTGGTGTTAAGCTTGTCTTCCATGCTCTTAAACGCCTCGTCAATACGCTTGTCAACCTCGGCAATTATCGACTGCTCAAAGCTGCGCACCCGCGCAACAGCCCCAAACACGATGCCACCTATGACAACGAGCGCACTCAGCACTGCCCCAATGGTTGTATTGTCTTCCATATTTCATGTCAGACGGCTGACGTATTGCCGTTCCGCGCCACCCCCCAAAAAGCGATTTGTGCTCTGCGCTGTTTCTCTCAGGCCGGGATCAAGGGGATTTTCTACCCCGGCAGCGACTGGCGTTAAATTGGCTATGGCTTCACGACGGCTCCTGCCGCCTCACCGATCACTTCTCCGAGTGCGCCACCTCCAGCCTTGAGGCCGTCTGCGTCCACACCCTTCTTTTCACTCTCGACACCAAACTTCACAGAGTGAAACAGATTGGTCTTGCCGTTCACAACTGAGCCGTAGTCGTAGGTTCCCTGGAGCCCTGCGTTCTCACTCTTGCCAAAGAGTTGGTAGGAGCGCGTGCGGTCGCGATGAACAAGGTTCCCGTCTGCGTCGTAGTGATGCGATGTGTGCAGCCTTGAACTGCACCCAACGATGCAGCCGAGGAGAAACAGGGTTGCGACGTAAATCAGGCAGATCAATGCTGCATTTCGGAGGTGTTCTTTGATGTAGTTTTTCATGGCGAGGCGTTGGGGTCGTATTCGGTCCAACCAATGTCAGTGCGGGGCGAACCAGCCGGGGTGGTCGTCCAGATTTTTGTTATCCCAAACAGGCATTAGGGTGCGGGCCAGTTGGCGTCGTTGGCGGTCAAATTAACATCAGCCTCCAGTCTGTCAGACTCAGCGCGAACAGATTTCACCCAATCCCAAACAGCCTGTAAAGCTGCGCTCTCAGCCTCCTCATCAACTGTCGGCGTTGCCTTGGTGTTAAGCTCAACCATGCGCGCAATCATGTTCCGCTGCTTCCACTCCGGGTAGCGGTCGGTGATAACTTTACATGCAGCAGCTTTGATGTCTGGAATGCGCTGATCGGCAGCTTCCGCTACTTCGCGTTGAGCTTGTGCTGCCTGCTCGGCGTTGTAAGCCGCTTCTTCTTCCGGCGTCATCTCACGAGTGACGCCCTTTTTGTGTATTTTTAATGCCATAATTATGCTGCCCTTCCGTAGAGTTTTACACTCCCGCTTGTTCCCCAGTTGCCGGCCGAGCATTTCAGCGAAATACCCTCAATTGAAGTCAACGATCCATCATTTGTCCCAATCGATTTAACACGGGCAAAATTAGCCGCGCTATTGTTGAACATAACTTCCGCCATCACTATCGGCTTCGCTGACGCGGACCAACGCGGGATAATAATCTCCCCCCAAATCGGCGATCCGGTTAAAATAGAGGCGTGAGAAACATACGCTTGAGATCCTGCATTGTTGTAATGCGTGTCAGACTCAGTTCCGCCGCTATTTTTGAACTCTGAGTGGACAGTGTAGTTGCTGGTTACTCGGCTACCATTGTCGATCACAAACCAATCGATCCGGCCTGTTGCGGATGGCGCTATGGCATCCAAAACGATCCGGAACTCCTCAAAGTTTGTATCCGTAAGATCCGTGTAATTGCTGCCGTCTCCGTCAAACTCGATATAAGTCTGAGAGGCGCACGCAACATCCTCCAGCAACGACCAGACACCGCTACCGCCGCCGCCGCCAGCCGCCGCCGCCCACTTGACGCCGGAGGTCTGCGTGCTGTCGGCGGTAAGCACATACCCGTTGGTTCCCACTGGTAGGTTCACCGACTGGCCGCTGCCCTTGCCTACTGTGATGTCGCCCTTCGCCCCGTTGAAGTTCTCCGAAGCGTTCAGCAGCGACCAGTCACTACCAATCCAGACGAACTCAGCGAAGCCGGAACCATTAAAGACCCACATATCCGTGCCGCCGGACAGTTCCAGCGTCACAGCATAGTGGTTGGAGTTGTTGGTGATGTTGAACGCGATCTGGTCACCGTTAGACCCGCCAGACGGCATGGTAATAACCGTCGCAGCAGAGGGCACAACATTGTGCAATTGGTTGATGTCGCCCGAGACTTGCGTTGTGGTGCCCAAAATAAGGTCGCCAGCGGCGTAGCGGACCGCTCCACCTGTGGTGACCTGAACTTCGCTTCCGCCGTTGGCGTAGAAATACAACTCGCCGTCTGACTTGGCGTAGAGGTGCGAAGTGCCCCCAATGGGAGCGGACGGCGTCGTCGTGTGGTCGAGGATGTGGTGCGACGAGACCTGCGTCGTCGGGCCAGCGATGTTGCCATAGAAAGTAGCGTCCTGCGCACTGTCCAGATGCAGGGCTGCCAACCCTCCGACGTAAAACTCCCACTCGCTGCTGCTTAGGTCAGCGTAGGTGGTGTTGTCCAACGTCGAGCCAAACAGGTTGGCGTAGACGTTGTATTCGCCGTAGTCGAAGTTGTTGGTCACTACCAACTGGCTGGCGTCGATGGTCTTGTTCGTCAGCGTGTCATTAGATGACGCTGTGATGTAAGCGCCCAGATCCGTGATGTCGGATTCCGTATGGGTGTGGGAAGCCGCAGCAATCCCAGCCTCGGCCAATGTGTTGTTGATCCAGGCCGAACCATTCCACTTGAGCAGCTCCCCGGACGCAATCGAGGTAATCGTTACATCGGACAGATCGGAGACTGCTCCGTCCAAGTCAGTCAAATCATAGGTTGTGCCTGAAGCATTTTTGAAGGATGGCTTGCCCGAAGCATCGGCATACCAGACCCCGTATCCGGCTGCCGGGGTCGAAGGGGCGAGTCGGTAGGCCGTCGTCAAAGTATCAGCATCCAATACAGCGTTGCCGCCCAAGTCCAAATCCCCCGTCATGGGAACGGAACCATCAGCCATGAAATCTCCACCGCCTCCACCACCGCTAGGGAGATTGTCGATGTCGAATTTTCGCAACGCACCCCCGGACTCCACGCCCAGCAAGAAGTCGCCTGCGGCCGGGGATGCCTCCTCGGTCAGTCCGGTGACGATGTCCGCAACAATGTCGCCGGAATCAATCGCAAGGGACGTCAACTGTGAGTAGGCAACCGACAACGCCGCCTCGTGTTGAGTGACGCTGGACTCCGAAATGCGGGCGTCAGCGAATGTCCCTGACACCACCTCGCTCGCAGCATGACTGTGAGTGTGCGCCATCAACTGGAGGAGGGACGCTTTCTTGACGGTGTTGTCAGTGACGTCCTCAATCAAAACGAGATCCGAATCTGCCGTGGTTGGGATCGCCCCCGCGCCAGCAAAATCAACCTGGTCGGCAGCAATCGACAACGCAGCCTCATGCTGAGTGACGTTTGACTCCGCAATGCGGGCGTCAGCCATTGTGCCGGAAACGATCTCGCTCGCATCATGGGTATGAGAACTACTGGCGGCGCCAAGCGTGCTTCGCGCCGCCGAGGCAGTCCCGTCGTCAAGCAGTGTCGCCGCGAAGCCGGTCACATACGGAACGGCGCGAGTGTTCACCGAAATAATTCCCAAAGATGCGTGAGAGCGCAGAACCGTCGCCACCGCCTCCACTTGCGCAGAGCCTGTAGGCTTTGTCGATGTTAGGGCTCCAGCAGTCTCACTCACATAAAGGATGTCGCCCTCTGACCAAGAGGATGTGTCAATGTTCTCAACGAGTCCCTTGACGATCACCTCTCCTGTAGCGTTATTCGACAACGCTTCATTCATAATGCCCAATGCGGGCATTGTGGATGCAGACGATGCGTCAGCGAGGGAGACTAAAGTCTTTGACTGCCCGACCGACCACCCCGAGGTGTAAACGACATCGCCAGCACTCAGCGCAGACCCTGACTCGTTGCGCACCTGAATGTGAACAAAGTCTGCATGAACCGTGTTGGTGAAGTCGTCAATCGTCTTGTTGGTCAACGTCTGCGTGTCCGTCGTTCCTACGATAGTTCCACTTGGTGGAGTCGGACCATCCACAAGGTCACCGTTGGCGTCCCACTGAGACAAGTCCCCGCTGGTTCCAGCGGTGCCCGTAATCAGAGTTCCATCGCTGCCCGACTTTAGGCTGCTGGCAATCTCAGTGATGGCGTCAATTGAATCTGCCCCAAGTCGCGCAGGCGGGAGTGTCCCTGATGTAATATCTGTGGCGGCGTGTGTGTGCGAAGCCGGGGCAATCCCTGCCTCGGCCAGCGTGTTGTTCACCCAGCCGCTTCCATCCCAGACAAGGATCTCACCGGAGGCGATGGACGTGAGGGTGACATCGTTAATGTCTGACAGGTCGAGGTCCGAAACATCCGTCACCTTCTCCCAGCCCGTATCAGTCCCGTTGCCCGAAGACTTATGATAGAGGATGCTGTTGGTTGAGTCGTAGCAGAAGTCGCCGCGATCTGCAAAGCCTGTCACTACCGACTCGGGCGTTCCTGCGTTGGACTGAATCGTCGGGTAGTTGTCAATAACGACCATGGCCCTGCGGTCCAGGTCGTCCTCGATGTCCTGCGCATTGAACCGCGCATTGGCAACCCAGTCAGTGGGCTGAGTGTTGGGTGTGACCCTTAGAATCAGAACCGTGTTGCCATCAGTCGGCGCAGTCGTGAACGTCACAGTCCCGCCGCTTTCCTCCCCGGCCCCTGTTACCGTGTAATCGGTGGTGATGGTTTGCAACGTGCCCGCGTCGTAGACCTGTAGGTGTGCGTTCGCCAAGAATTTATGCGGGAACGAGAACTCGGTCGTTGACCCGTTGGCGATGTAACTTGCGTGTCTGTCTGTGTTTGTAAGGCTCATTGCTCTGTCCTATTCGGATTCAATTGCTGGAAATGTGCAAGCAGATTTCCAGTTTATCTAGGGTCGCCGAGCCCGAACAACTCCTGTCCGTTCTCCTTCATGCGCTGCCGGTAACGTCGCTCCCACCCAGGCTGGAAGAATTCGTTGATAGAGTAGCCAACAGTGTAGTCAAACGCAGGTTTAATGAGCAGGTGCGCTGCACCTGCCTTCGGGATGTTGTCACCAAGCATGTTATAAGCAGTCTTCCCTGCCTTCTTAAACTCCCCAGTAGCAAGTTGTTGCATCCCGGCAAAGCCAGGGTCAAGGACACTCCCTGCGGTCGGACCCGCCATAGTTGAGGTGAACTTCCTAAATCCGTTATCATACTGCTGGAACAGCATGTCGCCGTAGATGCCCAACGCTCCGCCGCGCAAGGCGGCATCCGCCCATGTCTTCCCGTTGTCCAGACTCTTGGGGCTCCGCCCCTTGAGCAAGTCCTTGAACATACCCGAGAGGTAGCCAGTCACAGATGTGGCGGCAACCAACATTGCAACGTCCATGTAGAAGCTGCCCTGGTTGCCGGTAAATTCGGCCATCCTTTTGTTTCCCTTGATAACCTTGTTGTAGACGGTCAAGGGAAATGTCTTGAACTGCCAGAACAGGGCATTGAACGTGCCTTGCAGTGTGTCCTTTGAGAGTCCGCCACCCGTTTGAGTAATGCGCTCGTTGAGCCCAGGAGATGGAACAGCACGGTCTTGGAAAGACCTGAAGTATGAAACAGTCTTGATCTTCAGGTCATCCAACGCACGCTTGCGATTAACTGCGGTATCCTTCAGCCCCATCTCCTTGAGCAACGGGGTGACATCAACGTCATCCAGGGCGTCAGCCCCGAGGAAGTATCTCCCATCGATCTTCTTGACCCCCGAACGAATGGCATCCCACTGGATGTCAGTGACACCCGATTCCCGCAGACTGGTTGCAATTTCATCGGGCAGTTCCGGCATCCGAAGGTGGGCCATCTCTCCCATCAATGATGCGTGTGCTTGGAAGGCTGCCGCCTTTACTGACTCCGTCCACTGAGATAGGAAGTTCATGCGGAAGAACATATTGTTCGCATTCCGCAGGAATTCACCGCTTCGCCCACTCTGCTGGACAAGAGAACCAAAGCGGGCAGCAACCTCTCCTGAGAGCGCGTCAACCGCTACCGAGTTTACCCGGTAGAACAAGGCACGCTCGTTACCCTCTCTGGCAAACGGGCGGAAAGCTTCAAAGCCCTTGGGGAGCGCAGAGAACACACGCATGGCAGACTCAATTCTGCCGACCCCCATCTGCCTCATTGCGTGCCAGATGAAGGCCACGTCGCCAATTGATGTGAATGCCGCTCCAAACAGCTTGGACATTGACTGAATAGTCAGCATTCCGTCTGTGAACTTGCCAAGTGGAGTTTCGGTTGCGCTGGACATCCCGCCTGATACGGCCCGCCATGCATCTTCGATACGCTTCTTTCCTTTCGGTGACTTGAAATCATCGATCTGCTTAATATTTCCAGTGTCCCTCGCAATCTTTACAGCCTTCTTGAGAACCCTTTCAAAGCCTCCAGCAGCGTCAGGCCCGAAGGCCCGCATGAGCGCAATGTTACGGGAGTCTGTGCTGATCTGGGCGAGGACTGCGTCATACAGGCGTGAATGCACGCCAAGCTGTTTCATGTAGGCATAGCTACTGGCGGCATCTTTGAAGTGTAGAACCCGGGAAGCAGAGATAGACTTTGCCGTGCTGGCAGCAGTCCGCATAGTTCCAACCTCCGCATCCATCCCGACAACGTCAGCGACAATTTTTTTCTGCCCGTCCGCAAAAACCATTGTCGCCTTGCCAAAATCACCTGAGTGAAACTCCTCATGCACCTTGCGGAGAAATTCTTCAGGATCTTTTACGCCAAAGGTGCGCTCCTTGTCCAGCAATGGAAGAATTAGGGCCTTCCAAGCTGTAAAGGATTTTTCACGGTGACCATCAGCGTTGAAGTCCTTACCACCCAAAAGGCGAATCAAGTGCTTATCGTGAGTCTGCCGCACGGTGTAGCCCTTCATCTTCTTGATCCAAGCCCCGTTGCGGTTTTTCATGTCAACCAGTCCATCGAGGATTGGATGCACGGCAGATGCAATCTTCTTGGCGGCAGCGTTCCCGGTGACCCCAGGCTTTCCACCATTAATGGTCAACTGCTCCAACTCGATCATAATCAACTCATCAATCTCACCTCGCTGGAATTCGCGGGACAACCCGGCAGCCTCAAGCCTTGCTGCCAGCCTACCAAAGCCTTCCGCCGCAATCGCCTCGGCGTCATACTCAACACTGCGATCACCGCCCTCAACACCTGCCTGACCGGCCTCCTTGGTGTAGGACTTCTTAAGGCGGGCTTCCAGCCCGCCAGCAATGGAGTCAAACCGCTGAATCTGTTGCAGCGTGCCATCCTCAGCAGCTTTTTGGAGCAACTTGTTGCGGTTCTCTACTAACGCCTCAAGACGGGCATCCCCAAGGTATTCCTTGCCTGCCTCGTATAAAGCCTGTTTACGCGTCAGCCCACGCGCCTCCTGCTTCTGTTTGGCGAGATTCTTGATCTCGGACAGAATTTCTTCCGCTTTCTCACGGGTAATGTCTTCGTGAGACGCGGCTCGCACTAGAGCGGATGCACAATTGGGCTTAGGCATTTTTAATCAGGCAGTCGAGTCCAGCTTGTATACCTTTCTCATCGGGGCCTTGGTTGAAGTTCTTCTTTACAGATTCTGCGGTGTCGCCCATAGCTTCAGTAATGCTGTTGATGTCCTCTGTCAGCGTAGCCTCATCGGCAGCCTGCCCGCGCACATCGTCCTGTGGGCGCAAAGGTTTGGAAGGTTCAGCATTGGCGTCGAGTTCTTGAGCTACTCGCCGCGCCTTGGTATCATTCGCCTTCATCTTCTCCAACGCCTCCCGATAAGATCGTTGAACAAGGCGAATGCGCTCGGCCAAGACCTCTCGCTTGACCTGGTTCTCGATCTCGGGCGCAGCCGTCTCTCCCCTTCTCTTAAATATCTCACCCTTCTGCTTGGCCTTGAAGACTGGGTTTGTAACCCATTTGTCGGCAAAGTCTTTAGGAATCCTTCCCGTGGAACCAGGGTCGTAAATAACACCCAATGCTCTAGCAAGCGTATCTAAGGCTATGTCATCGCCGGTCTCCGCAATAGGCAACGCCTCTGATACAGCCTTGTGCTTGACAGGGGAATGGCGCTTGAGATTATCCAAGTTTCTCTTGGCTATATCTACAATGTCCTCGGCTCCGGTTTTCACGCCGGAATCAATGATTAACTTGGTCCGAAACGCGGCCTCCATGTAGGGAACCTCGGATTCAGCCTCGCGGATTGCTTCAGTCAACGCAACTTGCGCCCGCTCCCTGATTACCCGCTGACGAATCACATTAGGATCAGACTCCAAGACCTCGTCTGCGATCCTAGCAGCCTCGTCAGCCTTCGCCTCGTTGAAATGCGCCTGGATTGCTTTGGCCTTGGTTGAAGAACTGGCTGCCGCCCACTTGCGAGCAGCCCCACGCATCATTGTGCCTAGACCGCTCAACCCCATGCCGAACATGCCACCAAGCCCAACATTGAGCGCAACGTCGCCCAGCGTATGGCGGGTCTGGTCCTTCTCGTTCTGCAAATATAGCGGCACTTCAAGAACAAGGTTGCCAACTGAGGCGTCAATTCCGGCTGACACCATCCTGTGAAACGCGGGCATCGACACCTTGGATACGGGCTTGCCTAATCCGCCGAGCTTTTTGACGCCCCTTGACGCAGCCTTCGACATCAGGCTACTTGCGCGGCCATACCTTGTAGCCCCAGCGATTGGCGCAAAATTGAACGCAAAGTCAATCGGGCTCAAGTTGTTAGCAATGATGGAAGTAGCCATAGAGCCGACCCCACGCAAGGATAGCAGCCCATTGGTCCCCTGCTGCATTACCGTCTGCCTCGCAATCTCCGATTGCTTGCGGCGAAACTTCAGCGCGGCAAGACCCTCCCTGATAGGCTCATTAAACTCAAGACCAGGAAGACTATAACGATTGTTCGCCTCTTCAGGCGTGAGCATCAAGCCCTCATTGTAGATAGATTCCTCAACATTCTCCTGGATAACATTAAAGAATGTGTCGTGAAAGCCCTGCTTAAAAGCCGCGCCCGCAACGGATGAAAACGGGAGGCGCGGCCTCACGAATCGCCCTTCGCTTTTTGCTACTGACGGGATTCCTATCATTAGTACACTTGCTCAATGGTCTTCGCAGACTCTTGCATCTGCTGCATGGTCGGCCCTATTCGTGCGGCAGGCGCAGCAAACGGCCAATTTGAGCGCGTGCTTGGGTCGCCAAATCTGTTGGCTCGCAGGGGTTCCCTCCAAGGTGTCCCGGGCCTAAACGGAGTCCTCACCGGCGGATCATCAACATGGATTCGGTAAGGGTTTCCGTCTTTGTCATTGATGACAAACTGATCTCCCCCTGGTCCTTCCCGCCCCATCAAGACGACGCTTTTGCCGTCGCGGTCCATTGCAAGCCACACTTGGCCCTGCACGGAAAGAACATCCTGTATGTACCTCTCGCGGTCCTTAATGTTGAACCCTTCAGTAACCATCTCAAATTGCACCGGGTTGATGTCCTTCAGGTCAAGGACGCTCAATGCGTCCGGCAGAAATTCCTCCAGCGCTTCAATTGACTCGGGCAGAACCTTTCTCGTATCAAGCGCAACTGTTCCATCGCCTGTGTCAAAGACGTGCATCCAGCCAAAAACGTTCTCGACTGCGATCTTTATTGCCTCATCCATGTCAGCCTCGCCTCGGCGGTTAATTTCTTCGGCGTAGTTTATTAGAGAGTTTGCCCCGGCAACAACATACTCGGGCCTAGCCCCGGCATCATCAGACGCCTGCACCCAAGCCTGATACATGGGGTTTTCCCGAAGAACAGATGCAAATTGAGCGCGCTTATCATCCGTCAAAACTGACTTCTGATCCGCTCCAAGACGTTGCGCAGAAATAAATGTGTGTGCAAAGTGTTCGTCCTTCACAAAGAAGGACATTATATGCTCAAACTTTAAGCCCTGCGCAGCGATGTCCTCAAAAACAATCCATTGATGCTTCTCGTCTGGATAAGACGCCATGATCTCCTTCCATTTATCAAGAACATCAGCCGGATTTGCATTTAAGATGTCGTCCGCATACTGTTTTGCTTCGCTGTTCTCCAAAAGTGAATGCAGATGCGAAGACAGGTTGAGGTGGTATGGACTATCGCCCATTCCTTGGTAACTCAACCTGATGTCATTGACCTCGGTCTGAGCGGCCTGTAAAGCAATCATGCTTGCCTCGGTTGGATTGGCATCGTGGGCCTGGGCAGCCTGTATCAGTGTCGCATTCGCCTCAACCAAAGCAGGCAGACCGTTGTTTTGGTATCTTACCGGATTGGTCCGCATCCCATTCGCCTCCTTAGCCAAGTGATCGGCGGCAATCTTCATGGCAGCCCCCACCTTCGGGTCTTTGGAGTTGGCAGCCTTTTTGACCACCTCTGAAATGCTTGCAGCATTGGTTCCAGAGTAAACCCCGATCACGCCAGCGGCCATCTCGTTAATGTCCATCTTGCGCTCATAGGCAGCAAACTTGGCAGCCCCCTCACGGTCATTGAATACCATCTTAAAGGCGTCCTCTGTGAGCCGATTAACAGGCTTCCCGTTCAGAACCTCGCCAACGTGCTTGTCTGCCAATGCGTCCATGTCCAGACGCTCCTGGTAATTGTAGGCAGTGAAAGCATTTTTCGCGGCCTCAAGCATGTTCTCTCGGGTGACCGGGTCAATATACTTGGACTCTCGGACAAACTGCTCCCCAATCTCTGGATCAACCGAAATCAGGGATTTGGCGACAACCGTGTCGATAGCAGCCTTCTGCTTCTGGATGCGCACCGGCATCCCTTCAAACAGGTTGTCCACATTTCGGTGGAGGTCATCCCGTGACCCAACTAAGAACTCACTGTCACCCGTGTTGAAGAATCGCTGATTCGCCTCATTGACCGCCTGAGTGAGCCGAAGGCTCGCATCATCAATCCGCTTGTTCTCTCGCCCAACCTCAAAGTCCTCCATCATGGAGTTTTTCCAGCCTCCAGACTTGCCTCGGAAGTCGCGTTCAAAGTCGCCTGTCAACCCACGCTTTGCCACGGTCTCGGAGATAGCCTTCTCCATCTGGGCCTCGGCGTCCTCTGGCGACAGGTTCAGACTGTCCTTGTTGGATGACCAATCCCTGCGCCAAGCATCGAGATCATTCGCGGCTTCGGTCTGCCTGAACTTCTGGTCAGCCTCAAACTTCTTCTTGGCATTGATCGCCTGCTCCCGCGCAAATTCAGCCCCGGCAGCCTCGCGTTGCTTCCGCGCCCCTGCAACCGCAGCCAGCGCACCAGGAACCTGTGACAACCCCTGTGCCGCCCCAGCAAAGCTTGGAGCGAATGACGCTGCTGACGCCCTCGGCCCTGTTGATCCAGCCACCTGAAGCGGGGCTGCTGTGGATGTTCTTACGGGTGGCATATTATGGTGAAGCCCAATATTGTGATTGACTTACTCCGGGAGTTACATATGACCCGCCCGCGCTTGCTGCGCCTCGCGAAGATCCACCACTTCTACGAAAGCTTGGATTTGAAGCGATGCTTAACCCCTGCCCGACGCCGCCTAAAAATGTCCCGGCCGCGTTTAGGTAAGACGATGTCACTGCGTTGCGCCCCATCGCCTCCTGCAATCCAGCCTCGGCCTTGGAGCGTCCTGCGCGAAGCTCCCCGCGATAGATGGCGTTCTGACGATCAAGCTCATCCTGGACCGCAGAGTCAAACATCACATCCTCGGCAGAACCGGACAACTCGATCCCACTAGCCGCGAAGCGTGCCCGCCTAGTGGCGGCACGCAATCTGTTCCGCCGCGACAACTGGCGGGACTCAGACGCGGCCTGCTGCTGCGCCGCGATGGCATCATTGCGCGCAACGGCAGCGTTGAACTCGGCGGCGTCCTTCTGTGCCGCCCCAGACTGCACGGCAGAATAGACTCCAAGCCCGGTTGATACTGTAGAGGCTGCTACCGCCGCTACCCCTAATGCAGTTAAAGATGCCATGTCATCATGTGGTAATCGGTCGCGTCGGGACCGTATTTCTTTAGTGTCGATTCGTAGTCAAAGCCAAGCATTTTTGCCACCCGTTTGGCCTTCTTGTCGCTTGCCTTGATTTCGGCGTGGACTCGATGTAGTCGCAGATTTTCGGCTGCATTGTGCAGCATCTCAAAGGCGGCATTCATCAGCGCGTGAGGGTGCTTCTTCGCAGCCGGAAACACTGTTAGCCAAGCAATGCCAACCCCGGTCCATACCTGCGTGATGCCGCCGATAGCCAGCATCGATCCGTTGCGCAGGGCGGCGTGTTTGCCGGGGGGGATGACAACGAGCCTGTCGGCAATCTCCTTCAAGAGCAATCCGCTCCGAAAGCAGTCCCGCACATGCTGAGTTGTCAATGCCTCAAGCGTTATCATTCTGAATTCTCCACCACCAAGACCATCGCAAGTATGTTCAGCGGGTGAGGCTGCTGCTGCTGAATCCAAACCTGACCCTCATAATCTAGGTCGTTGTCCAAATCGTCGTCGCCATAAATGTTGAACTCTTTCCACCCCGTGAAGAGGTTTGGAGCCTGATCCATGTCATCATCTTCTTCTCGGTAGTCGTCCTGAATTAGGTCCGACTCGCTTGCTCCGTAACGATGCCCAAGACTGTTAAGAACGTGTATGTATCCCTTTGGGACTCTCTTCACGCTCCCGCCAGAACTTCCCCAGTCGCCGCGTGGCGCAAGTGGCATACTCTTAACCTTACTGATAAATTGCAAACCTGCAATAACAGTCGTCCCTGTGTCATCCAGCGTGATTGCCCCGGACGACACGGTTTTGTCGCCCACATACTCCCCGTCAACCAAGACCTGCAAGGACTCACCTTCAAGGTGGTTAAGCCCGCGAACCGTAGTGGATGTTGCCGAGCCCGACAGCATGGAGTCTACAAACTTCATCTCGTCCTTGTCAGTGGCGGACGCAGGATTGAAGTCGGGCAGCAACTTCTCAATGTAGCGAACTGTCTTCGTGTTGATGGTGCGCTTCACCACCATCCAAATCTCATCTTCAGTCCCTGCGGACGACGGGATGGACGCGATAGACTCAACTACCCCAGTCCCGCCAATCTTCTGCCTTGACCACGCATAGATATCCTGGTCTGCCTCGTAGGTCAGGGTGATAAGGTCGCCAGTCTCAGTGAGTACCCACACTACGGAATTGGGGTTCTTCTGGTAACGCAGTCTGTTTGCCTGCGTTTGATCGCGAAGAATGTGCTCCGACGTGATGTTTAGGTCACGGCTCACAAAGCTGTCGGCCTCAAACGAGTAGCGCATGTCATGCACCTCACGCCCCGCCCGCTGGATGAACAGCACAGCCGAACCAACGCGCTGGGGCATGTGGCTTGCCAGTGTTCCATTGCTTGTCTGCGTCTTGACATCAACGTTGCTCGGAGTCAGCGGCTCATTGATCGTGCTCGCCGCACGCATCTGATACTCCCCGCTCAGTGTCCCGATCAGAAGGACCGGGCCGCTTTCTACCCACTTGATGGCGTTTACCTGGTTGCTCGCGATTGTGACGGTAATCGCGGAGTCGTCCAACACTGTCCCGTCTGGATCGGTTGGCTGGAAGTTGGCGTAGTCGTCTACTTTGCTACTCCACAGGGTGTCAGGGTTGTCGTTGGTGCTGGCAAACCACAGACGCTGCTGATGAAAAGAAACAACAGAAGGCCAACCAGTGGTGTCAGACCATGCACCAAGCCGCCAAAACACAGTTTCCCCATCGTTGAGAAGCTTGGTGTTGTTTTCTGGATCTTTCGGGATTTCTGTGTCTTCCGAAATTGAAACAGTAACGTGCGTTGAGTCGGTGTATGCAGTGATTTTGCAATCCACCCAATCAGTTCCGTATTGCATTCTAACCCAGCGTCCAACGTCTGTGCTGGCGAATGTCCCAGATGACGCAATAAGAGTTGCAGTAATGCTCCTATTGGAAATCGTGCATCGGTCTTCTCCAATAGTGTAGCCAGACGCAAGAGTAATCGCAGTTACTCCGCCTGCCCGCGTTGATGATGAATCGTCTTCTTTTAAAAGGTCAATTCTCCACCACCCTGTTGATGAAGACGAAATATCATTTGCTCTGGCGTGCCGCCCAACGTCATCATAGTCAAAGACGTTAGAGTATGGCGACAACAAACGCGGTCCTCCAACTCCCCCATCATAACCTATGTAATAATAAGTTCCCGCTGGCTGCTCATACACTTTCTGAGGCTCAATTGTTACTTCAGTTCCGCTTGTGTATTCTGTAATTCTTCCGAGTCCCCACACTCCATTTCCGTTAGAATACTCAATATATTTGCCAACGTCCCCAGAGACGAAAATGTCATTGTTACTAGTAACCGTGGCAGTATCCGACACCTTGCCCACGTCAGCAGTTCCTCCAGAGGTGTATGCGGTATAGCCAGTGGAGTCAATGCCGTCCAGTGAAAACGTGGTGGTTGAGACAACAGTGATCGTATAGCCTGCGTCATTTACCTCTGTCATGCCGCCGACATCGTATAACCTGACGATGTCTCCAGTTTCAAGGCCGTGTGCGGACGAAGTTGTGACAACCGCAGGATTGGCTTGAGTAATCCCGCTCACTGTCAAAAGTGTGGCAAGCCTAAACGACGTGTCCCCAGAGTTAATGCTGAGATACGGCCCCTTTTCGCCATCGAATGTAGACACTGTCCATGTGGTGTCGGCGGTTCGCGTGATCTTCCTCGGCTCGTAATCTGGGTGTGCAACATAGAGAACATCCGCACTCTGAGTGAAATACAGGTCGTCAAGATCGGCAGTCGCCCAAGGGGTTGTGAATTCGTAGACAAGGTCCGCGTCTCCACCAGACGAGTAGGCGGTGTGGCTAGTCGAATCTTCACCAAGAAGCTCAAAGGTGTTAGTCGTTTTGTTAGCAACCTCAAACCTGCGCCCGTTGAGTTCCGTCATCCCGACGATTCCGCTGATTACGACATGGTCCCCGTTGGACAGGCTGTGTCCAGTCGCAGTGACAACAGCAGGATTGGCCTGCGTCACTCCGCTGATGGTTTCATTCGTGGACGTGACAACCCCGCTCTGCTTGTAAACGCGGGCGTAGAGGTTGCCCAACTCAAGGATGTATGCCTGAGTCGTGGAGAACTCAAACTCAACCAATCTCACTTTTGCAGAACTTGAATTCCAACCGACGATGTCAGTGTCCTTAGTTTCAAGGATCATCTGCGTCCCAGAGCGGCGAAACGCGCCGCCTTGCGGCTTGACGATGAAGTTCTCCAACTTCTCCGCGCCGTTGAAATACTTCTGGATGTCCTCGCGAGCGCGCAGCAGCGGCGAAAGCTCGCCTGCTGTAAAGTTTGTTTGGAGTGTGTGTGAGCGTCCCATTAGGTCAGGCCACGCACTGTGTCAACGCCGCCACTGCGGGCATCTTCCAGCGCAAAGCTGGTTGCGCTTAGTCCGGCAATCTGACCGGAGTCGGCGTGTCTCGCCTTCGCCAGGGCTTTTTCAAAGTCGTTCCAAAGGCGCTCCTTCTCCCTGCGCCCAGTGTTGCCCTGAATCAATGCCATGCACATCCACCAAGCGAGGTAGATTGCAAGTGCGTTTGCCGCCAATGGCGGAATGTCTGACACCGACACATCGTTCTGGATGTAGCGGATGTAGAGGGTGTCAGAGTTGGAAAGTATGGTGCGTCCCTCGATCTTGTAGTCGTCGTAGGGCTGCGTGCCCTGCCCCGGAGGAAACACGTAAATCGCATCTGATGGGAATGCGTGCTCGTAGGTGTAATTGTGGTCGGGCGTGTTTGCCGTAGGCGAGGTCGTTGTCCTGGTCGTGGCAAACGTCCACGGGTGCATACATAGGAACGCCTCAAGGCAAACGTCCCAGCCTGCGCGAACAGCGCGGCCAGAGGCAGTCTCAGCCTCGATCCGCGTAATGGTAGGAGCCCCGAGATTCATCAGGGCCAAATTGCTGATCGTGACTTGAGTTGCCATAGAAAAGCCCTGCCGGGGCTGTTATGCCCCGGCAGGGGATTGAGTGTTACGAAATGTCAACGTAACCGTCGATGTCCTTGTCGGAAGCAGGCGCGTTGGTGCTGACAGTGTCCTCATGGGTCATTGTCAGGTAGCAGTCCTTCACCAACTCGTAGCCGGGATTGTCTTCCTGCAAGACGCCGAACTCAGCTTCGCCAGCGGCCGCAACAGCAACCTGCGCCGTGGTGAAAAAGTCGGGGTCATCGGAATTGGTCCCGTCGTACGTGCCGTCGCCGTCCGCTCCTTCAAGGCCGAAGTCAACGACCTGGTTGGAGCCAATCGCCTCAAAGAACAACTTTCCGCCCCAGATGCGCGTCCCTTTCGGGAGCAGCACCAAGCGAATGGTGTCCAATTCAGCAATTGCGCTGGTCGGGTCATCGGTCGTGTTGTAGGTCCACGACTCGCGGCGAAGCGCGTCCGCACGATTCCGCTCCTTCGGCCCGTAATTCGGGGCGACAAAAGCGGCCAACTGTTCAGAATTGTAAGTAGCCATCTGTCAGTCCTTTCTCGTTTAGGATTCGGTGCATTGAATTTCCACGACCTTCTCCTCATACATGCGGGTCGCGCCGAAGGTGGCGCGTGCATACACTTGGATGGCGTTGCTCATGTCATTCCGAACGCTGATGTCCGTCTCGATGTCGATGCCGACACCCAAGAGCAGACCGCTACGCGACCAGGCAATGCAGGAGCGGGTAGAGCCCGAAATGTCAATCAGCTCAGTCCGAATGAACGTGAAGCCGAGGAACGTATTCACTTCGCCCTGAACCAACGCCTTGACGGAGTTGTAGTCAGTGCTAGTGACCTCAGTCGTGCCCAGCAGATCATCGATCTGTTGGGCCGTGCAGGCGATGAAGCGGGGCTCATCACCAACCTCGTTGGAGTCGAGGATCTTCTTTGCTGCCCGAAGCTTGGCAACGGTCATTCCAGCCGAACCGTGCGCGATCTGTTGAGTCGCGGTCGGGAACGTGGTGGAAGTTCCGCCAGTCTCGCCCTCATAGGCCGTTCCGAAGGCAGCCGAGATGACTTGATTGTCCATCTCGCGTCCGAGCGAGTAAATCGCATTCTGGACGTAGGCCGATTCAGGGTTGGCCGTAGCGCGGATGACATCCTGTTTGTCGATCATGTCGGCAAAGTGGAAGTCGCGCATATCAACACGCCGACGAACGTGCGGGGTGTCAATCTGCGGGGTGGGCGCGTGGCGGGAGGTTTTCTCAACAGCGGAAACGCTGTTGACCCGGTCGAAGTAACCATACTTCGCATTTACAGACTCAACACGAACCGCTGGGCGCAATCGGGAGCCCTGCTGTTGCAGGCCGATCTCCAGCATGTCGTGGTAAGACTGCTTAAAGGAGGTGCTAATTTCTGAAGACATTGTAGGTAGCCTTTCTCTTGCAATCGTTTCGGATCGGTTGAGCTACCCACAAATGCGGACTCTCCCATAACAGCTTTTCTCCGCTGCTGGAAGGCGGGGCTTTCCCCGCTGTCACTGGGCTCGACGTGTCAAGTTGTCCAGATATGATGATGCGTAACAAGTATTCAGGAATTGGTCAAGCAACAAAAATGCCCCGCCTCGGTAAAAACAAAGAAAACCCGAGGCGGGGCAAGGGAGAAGGGGCTCCCTAATCCTTGTAAGCGAGGCGATACAGGTTCTCGTTCTCGGCTCGCAACGCCTTTGCCGCAACTTGCTCGTCCTCGCGCAGGTTGTAAAGCGGCGTGGTCAAAAGTCGCACCTTTTCACGGTCTTGTCGATTCTGTTCAAGTTGCAACTTGGCGCGAGCCTGCGGACTCACAGAGGGCGCGCCAGATGAACCTCCAACGACATCCTCCTTGAACTCCTCGCCGACGTTGGCGATGAACTTCACAAGGGCGGGGTTGTTACCGAACTCAGAATTATTCAGCAACTCGAAAAACGCATCGTCACCAAATTTGCTCGCAATACCCTTAACCAACTCCATCTGAGTGTCGTAGTTGTCGCCCCACTCGGCTTTCAGCGCGGCGGTCGCCTCTTCGGCAAATTGCGCCTTGCTGCTCTGCGTGGCTTGATCCTGCTCAATTTGACGGGTGATGTAGTCCTTCAGAAGCTGCTTGCCAGCCTTGTCGGAGATGCCCAGCTTGTGGAACTGGTCAGTCGCCCACTTGACTTGATCCTGGTCAAGCTCCACGCCTTCGGGCAGTTCCAGCCCTTCGGCGTAGGCTTCAGCCTTCTCGGGCCTGCCCAGTTTAGAGTAGAACTTGTCGTAGTCCTCGTCCTTCCAGTCGTCTTGAGGCAGATCCACTCGGGGCTTACCGAGCATCTTGTTCAGTTCAACGTGGCTCTTGAGAAGCCCACCCATGTCCTTGTAGGACGAGAACACCGCATTGTCGCGGTATTCCTCGGGCAGTGTCTCAACAAATGGTGTGTCGTTGTCGTCGCTCATTGGGTTTCTTCCTGTTGGTGGGTTTTCAGCATTTCAAGTATGGCCGCTTCGTCCTTGTTGCAGAGCGCGAGGATGTCCAGCGCAAGACTGCGCCGACCCTCGTTGAACTCTGTCAAGCCCCTGGTATCCATCGAAGGTTGGAACACAAAGCCCATCTTAGCGATGTGTTGCAGCACTTCTTGCCCCTCCGGGGTTTTGAATACAGCCTGGAACGAGCGGTTTTTGCCGAGAGTCTTATTGATCAACTGCTGCCAGTTCATCAGTCGCCTTCGGCTTTACGGCTCCTTCGGGGTAGGGAATCAGCACCTGATAAGGGCCTTCGACTTTGTTAACGGGATACTCCGAGCGCAAAATAGCGCGGTCCATCTCCTTCGCGTTGGCAAATGGCCCGATAACGACAGTATTCCCCGAGGGGTTGGCTACAGCGGCAATCAGCACCGAATGGCAATTCCGCTCCGTATGGGTTTTTAGTTGCTTTAGGGTTTTCATTGGGAAATCGCCTGCGCCTGTGCAATGTCTTTGATTGCACTAGCCGCTGGCTGCGCCGCCTGGGCCATCTCTTGCATCTGCTGGCTCTGCTGTTTTTGGGCGCGAATTTCTTCAACCTCTTCGCTGGGGCGCAGAATCGCGGTCGGAACCTGCCTCGCCCTAGCAAGTTCAGCCGACAGCGCGTCAGGGTCGATCTTGTCCAGAATGTCAGGATATGCCTGCGCAAGCGCGACTAGATCCTCTGTGTATCCACGCATTGAATCAGCCCTGACGCTGAATTGTGCGGCTGCGGCGGGAGATTGGTAGCGCACGCGCAAGCGTGTGCCCTGAAGCGCAGACGGGGCATCTGGGATGCGATCGTGCGCGTTCAAAAGCTCGTAGGTGCGGGAGACAATCGGGTCAAGCTTCTCCTTGGTCTGCCGCCCGATCATGGGAGCCAATTGGCGCAGCTTCTCATTCCTGCGCTCAATCACCTCGGTTGCTTTCATCTCAATGTTGTTCTTGCCAAGCTCAAACAAGTCAACATGGAAGCACTTGCGAATGGAGTTGCGGACATCGGTCAGCATCTCAAGGGAAATGCCAAGGTCTTGGCGCACGTTCTGGTAAAGCTCGCGCACCTCGTTCTGACCACTGAAGGCGTCATGGAAGGTGACGCCGTCGGGCGAGGTATTGATCGGCAGGACATAGCCCGAGTTGGGAACCAACAGGGGAGGGGATGTCACCTTCATGGCCCGCTTCAGAATCTGCTGCTGAAAGCGATTGACCATGAGGATGTCGGGAAGACAAATGCGGGCGGGGCTAAACCCATAAACCTGCCCCGCCCGCTTTGCCCAACGCGAAACCGCGTATGGAAAGCTGTCGTAGCCAGATTCATGGAGCACAGACTTGGTATCTGCGCAAACCCAGCATGAGGCATAGCGTTTATTGATAGCCCGACTGCCCGCTGCATCGGATCGGGGATAGACTGCATGGACAACCACGAAGCGTCTCGTGGAATCCTTCTCTCGCATGATCGAGTCGGGAACCATCCCGTAGCGGCCAAATCGTTGCTCGATTTGCCGCTTGGTCATCTCGATCTCGCGGAAATTGGTGTCCACCAACTGGTCTGCGCCCTCGTCGAGCCAGCAGTTGCCCAGTGGGTAGGAGCGATAGACAACGCCGTTGCCGTCCCACTCGGAGCCAATAACGTCGGTGCCGTAGCTGCCAAGGTCTGTATATGCCTCGCCAACCGCTGTATAGAATCCGCCCTCCGGGCGGTTAAACTGCGAGTAAACGATGTCGGTGACATTGTCCAGCCAAAGCAGAGCCTCGTGGTCTAACTGCTCGTCGTCAACTCCCTCGATGCGGACAGAGAACCAACGCTCAACCGGATTGGTCAAGTTGGACTCGATGCCCCCAGCAAAGGTGACAACGGAATCGCGGGCGGTCGAATCGTAAATCTTGTCAGAGCGGTTGATCTGGGCGCGGCCCTTCTCGTCCCGAGTGGAGAAGTCAGCCCCCTCTGGGCGAACGTAGTCCACAATCTTCTGGAACTCGGAGTCTATGGTGTTCCGCGCCGCCTTGAGTTCATCGAGGCGGGACAGAACCTGCTTTGCCTTTTCGTCTGTCATTAACCGCCAAGGATTGATTTCAGGAAGGTGTTCTCAGCGCCAGCACTCGGAGATAACCCGCCAAGGATTGTGGACTTACGTCCTTTTCGCCTGCGTTGGGCTTCTTGCGCACGCACAGTCGCCCCCGCACCTTCGGGTGCAGGCGGCTTGGGTGGAGCCGGTGGCTTCGGGGCACTAGATGTCATCTAGTATGAAGGAATGGACGAAATCCCACATTTGGCAAGCAATTTCTTCAGTGGGTAATATCTCGGATTGCGGCAGCCCCGCAACTCCCGGTCCCATCCTATGAATTCAAGCTCGTAGGGAAGCTGGCGAAGCATGTGCTCCATGTCGCCAACGGCAAGGTAGATATACCAACCCCGCCCTTCGACATCCTTGGCG